TTCGAACCAAAATTGACTTCGGACTGGGGCGACAGCGTAGATGCATCCGAGATTTCCAGATAGACAACCCAAGCATCGACAAGTACGATGCCAAATCGTTGAAACGACTCTGTCGGTTTAAGCGGGGTACAAAGGCATGAAATCGAAATGCCTGCCGACGATGCGACTGGATTTCCTAAGACCGAGTTAGTCCCTGGAGATTGGGTGACCCTTTGAGCTGTAATCGAGTGAGGCTTGATCTGAAGTGGCATAGTGCTCCCTAATCCGACCGGTACTTGGAAAGATTCGGCGCCGACATAGGCGCAAAAGTCGCTCCGGTATATATCGGGGCGCCAGGCGCTGGCTGAGCCATGGATCGAATCGACCTGGCAAGATTAGTGAAGAAAGTCGATCGTTCCTGATACTCATAGCGCACCGGACCGTTATCGACCGAACTCGCCATCCGAGCAAACTCCGCTCCCGCACTTTCTGCAAGTTGGGCGCAAGCTTCGTCATAGGAGTAACTCGAGAGCATCGCATTGATCGTCTCATCCTGAAACACCGCTGCTGAGGAGTCGGTATCCGCTAAGCGTAGTCGAATCTGGTCGCGAAGCGATGAAAGGTTGATATCAAAAGAAAATGACATGGGTTCCTGGAAGGTCTGTCGAATACGGTGAAATGGGAGACACGTAGAGGTTCCGTCGAGAAACGTGGCAGCGAGAACTCCGGTCCTCTATGTCTCATGCGCTCTGATTGGGATGCCGGAGACTTACTGAGTCAACGCGGTACGGTCAGCCAGCGTCTGAATCTGCCACCGACTGATACTCAGCGATCTTGCCATTGGCAAGATTGAGTTCAGCTTGAAGCGATGCGATTGTGCTTTGTGCGACAGCGAGTTGGCGTTTTAAAGCAGTGATCTTTGGGGGATCCGGAGGCTGTTCTCCGGCTTTGAGAGCGATCGCGCCGAGGCGCAGTAGACGGTCGTAATCGGTCCCATTCGGAAAGTCTTCCGACGAAATGGACTGGCCGGGTGCGAACGGCCCTACTGACTGGATAATGTTATAGGTCATATGATTCCCGTGTCTCTCAGGATTGAGCGGATTGCGTCCGGGGCCCCCATCAATATCTATATCCTAAGGGACCGGGACGCGTAGTGTGTCGAGAGGGTTCGATGCCCGTGTGTCAATCGTGCGAAATCGGAGGAGTCCGATTCGTGATCCCATCAGCTACGGACCTGAACCCGATTTGGACCGCCTGGAGCTGAACCGAAATGCGCTTAGCAACGGAACGGAACGATTGCCGAAGGGAAGTAGAAAGCCGGCGCACCGTTGAACGCAAGTGTCGAAATGCCCCGAGCTGGATTCTTCTTCAGCTCGAAGTCGAAATACACGTTCGAGAAGTAGCCGGTTCCGAGCTTGGAACCAGAACGAATCAGGTCCGCGTGACGTGTGAATATGAACTCCGCAACCGGATCGCCGTAATCGCGCGCTCCTACGAGAACGCCATATCCCTGAGGGATGAACATATTTACGTTGCCATTCTCGTCCAGGTAAGAATCGTCGTATTCAACGACTTGAGGCAAGTCGGCTTCGAGCATGTACCGGTTGACGTCGGCCAGCGTCATCGGCTGAGCCCCTTCATTGACTGTGATGACACGCTTGGCGCCAAGATCGTTAGGATTCGTGTTCGAAAGCAGGCTGTTCACATCTTGGCTGTTCAAGAATAAGCGAGCATTTCGACCGAAGCTAACGCTATGCCCGCGATGGCGGAGTTTGGCGTTGCGCAAATCCAAGAGGGGAGTAGCCGTCGCGACGTTTGCCCAAGCGGAAGCAACATTGAACGGAGACAAGTTGAACGTATCCGTCATGATTAGCTGGCCGAGTGGCCCTAGTACAGAATAGGTACCGGTTGTGAACAATGTCCAGCCCACCAATTTGATACGCTGGATCATTCGTGTAATCAGATGATCCTGGTCGCCCCCCTGTCCTTCTGTCAAGTCGATGGCCGTTCCGAACGTGCCTTCTTGGCGCAAGTTAGTGAGCCAGTCCTCCGTCATGAACTTCTGGTCGCCGTAAGGGGCAGGATCGACGCCGTATCGACTGACGGACTCTCGATTGACCCGTCCATAACCTCCGTCGTATTCCCTTGCGGAGGTCAAGCCAACGTAGTTGCCACGTTGATCCCAAACGATTCGAGCCACGTCCTTCGATTTGATCGGCATCAAGTCGAAGAGAGGATCCTTCATCGTTAGAATGGGCAGCTTGTCCTGCAGAATCATGCTGAGTTCTGCATTTTGTGCGTAGACGTAAGTGCTCAACCTATTAACCTCCTGTAACGCAGAGCACGCCCACTGACGTGGTGCCATCGATCAAGCGGCCCAGCTTGGATACCGCATTGGAGTCCAGGCCGGTAAGGTCGGCCGTATTGTAGTAACCGGAAATGGCTATCGGTGCGACGTGTCTGATTGCGCCGTAACCGTTCCCAACCGGAATGGGTCCGTAGGTGACGTCGCCCTGCGGGTCGGTAGACACCTCGACCACCAGGATCCCAACAGGCGTTTGCGAACCATCTGTGTTGGTCGACAAGTAAGGTTCCAAGGAGCCGCTCGCTACGCCCTGAGTAGTATGAGCCACTGTGACCGCCGCGCCCGAGCCTGTCAATCCTGCATTATTGATGGCAAGCACCGGTTGAGGCTGGTTTGCCAAAGGACCGGCAAAGGCGCAGACGACGCCCGCCGAGCCAAGCGCTCCACCGGTGCAAGTGATGTTGCCTGAACCGATGTTGGGCAGTGCCTGCAGAGCAGCTTGAATGGTTGCTGCGCTTGCATTGTAGGCGATCGGTGCAGTCGTATAGACGGTTCCGAACCCAAACGTAACGGTGAAAGTGCCGCCGGTCGCACTTGCCTGGGTAAGCGTTTGGATGTCGCTGGCTGAACTGGCTGTCACGAGCCCAACGACGGTGCCTTTGGCCATATGCTGATTCGCGGCAACCGGCAATGCCGCTTTGAGCATCCGCTCTGGAAACATCGCAGGCGTAAGCTCGGATTGTGTGTAGATGTCATAGGGTGCGATGGGCACTTAGTTGGCCTCCTTCTTGATGGTTTGTCGTCCCAAATGAGTCGCGGTGCGGAGCTTTTCGACCATCGCCGGATCAGGCGTGGACGAGTCTGCATTGGGATCGGCATTTGGGATTTGTGTCGTGAACAGGCTGTGAGGCAGCGCATCCTTGAACAGATCCCGCAAGGCCGTCAGATTTGCCCCTTCTGCGATCGTGCCATTGTCCGAGAATCGAACAACTCCCTGGCCGTCGGCGATTGCCGCCCCCTTGAAAAGTGCGATCAAATGCTGCTTTTGGGCTGGAACCGCCTTGGCGGTACGCACGACATCGTCGGCGAAGAGGGTTGCGCAAGTCGCAAGCTGACTCGCGACTAACCGTTCATTGGTTGCCTTGAACTCGGTCAACTGGGCTTCAATTGCCGGATCCAGTCGGACAGGTTTGTCCCCGTCCGCAAAGGTTGTGTCGAGTTCCTCTGGGTCAATCCCAGCTTCCTGAACCGCCTCAGGCGCCTTGCTGAAAAGCACCCGAAGCCGATCCTTGAATGACGTAGGCATAGGTTCAATCTCCTTATTCGTATCCGTGTCAAAATCTCGTGTTTGTCGTCCTCCCTGTATTCGCGTCGGCATCAAAATCCGCATCGGAACAGGGGACGTAGGTTCAACTGGTGAGGCATTTCCGGCCCAATTCCTATCGTTCTCTTGAGGGAATGGAGCTGCCGGAGAGTCGGCCCGCGAAGAACGGTTAGGCAAGTCCTCAGGCGAGGGAAGGACCTCGCAGGTAAATTCCGGCAAGGTCCCTACTACCGAAGAACCCGATGCCGGCTCATGTGCCCGAGCAAACCCTGCGCCAAACGCCGCCGCGATCTCTGCATCTGGAATGCGAGGACTTAGAGTAAGTGCGCATCCCACTATGTTCTTGCCTCGGTCAAACGTCAGCGAAGTCTGAAGCCGCCCTCCACAGAGTTCATGGAGCCAACGGGGAATGCTAAGCCGTCCCAACGCATCTCGGCCATCTCGCCAAATCTTCTCGAGCCGCCCAAGCCGATGACCCAGCAAATCACGAAATTGCGAATGTTCAAGGTCCAAGTCCACCCCAATAAAAGCAACGGCACGTTCCTCCAATTCCTCCTCGCTCATCGAGAAGTCCTTGTCCGGATACTGCCCCGCCTCAAAAACCTTGCCCTCATAAGGCACAAACTCGTCGCCGTCATCCGGCAAGTTGGAAACAAAGAAAGTCATATTCATATTCTTAGGGTCGTGGGTCGTGGGTCGTGGGCCCAGGTGACGTGATAGTTGTGAGCGGACAAATCGAAGCGCGTGCGCGCTGTGCCAGGAAGGTTTGAGTCACGGAAGTGCCGCCATCGCTGTCTTCGTAGCTCTGTAACCTCCCCTACTAGAGCAGCAACCAAAGCGAAAACGTCGGAGATCCCGCCGGATGATAATGAGCGTAGCGAATCGGTAGGGGTGGGGGAACCCGGACGTTGTCCCAGTCCCAACCATTGAGGTTTGAAGCAAGATCATCAAAAGCTCTCGATACCTTCGCGCCTCGTGCACTCTTAAGTCCTGAGCATCCACTAAAGCGAAGATGGGAGGATGGGAGCAGGGAAGACTCGACGGTCTTCTAACCGCTGCCCGTCATAACCACATGGGCATCAACGCCGGTCCCGTCAGTCGGACCGTCCGCGCCATACGAAGAAACTGTATAAGAAGGCTTCTCCCCTCTTCAGTAACGTCCGGTACAGGTACGGATTGCCCCATTTATCGTCCCTAATCGATAGCTTCAAATAGGGTCCGAGCCAGTCTGGCGCCTTGATCGGCTGAACTTAGACCGCCAGAAGCCCCTCCTAGTCGGTGGGATATCGCCCACAGTCCTAACGAAACTGGTTGATTGCGTTACCTAGCTCCGACAACTCTGCCTGGATGAGTCCGAGCCTGCATTGAGGCCCTACTCACTTATGAGGCATCCAGATCGTGAACGATATGACTTCGACAAGAATGAGAATCTCTGCCACTTAGCCAACGTCGAAAACATGTGGCTGCCGCATCGCTCGTTTCGCCCGATACTTCCTGAACATGGTTCGAAGCTCAATAATCGCTCCCACTCGTGATATCGGCATTGTCGCCAATGCCGCCAGGGACTCCGTCGGCGCCATACGAAAGGACCTCATATCCGGTCTTCCTATTCAGGGCTGGAGTTCGATAGTGATACGGGAATCCCCACTTATCGCGGGGTATTGGAGGCGTTACATAAGGCCCGCGCCATCCATTCACCCCCGCGGGCTTCTCGAAGAGCGCACGAATTCCCTCGTGCTGAGTCGGATATCGACCGCAATCCAATCTAGATTGGTCGATCGCTCCGCAAAGTACCCATAATTCGGCCCTAGTCTTTCCTCGGTCGCCTGTGCTGGACCTACCCAATATGCTCGGGGCAATAAGTTTGGCGAGACCAACCAACAACAGGCACCCCACAAGGGCAATCGCAACCGGGGATGGCGTCGAGTTTTGGGTCTTATCGTTCTTATTTGGCATTTCTCTCCCTAAACTGATACGCCTCGACGCTGGTCAGAGAGTCGAGGCTCGCCGAGAAAGCTAACCACGGATAGGTCAGCTAGTTGTCATTCCCATAGACCAAGTCAGCATCATCGTCCTTACCACCGGGAACCCAATCCCCTTGCTGAATTCTCGCAATGGTTCATCCAACCGAACCGCCATGACGTTTCAATTAAGGAAGAGTTCAACCCGCAAGGTGTAAAGGCACTAACCCGGTAGAACCGGTTAGTGCAAGGCGACTGCGGATACCGACTCCGACTACCTGGCCCCACTCCAGCTTTCCACCATTAATCTTAAACCCTTGAGCCAAATCGAACCGCTGCCCCTGGACGCGCAACCCTAAAGATATGATTCCATCCGGCCCCCGAACCCAGACTGGCCCCCGAGCCCAGTCCGACCCTCGCCCCCCTCCCCTCGACCCACAACCCTTGCATTCGCCCGTTCCGGTAATCCAAGGATCTCCCGATCGATGTCGGGGAGTTGGGACTGATCGATGTAACCTGCCGTGACAAGCGCCGCGACCGCCGTCGCGTTGACCGCAAAGTCTGGTCGCGACATCTTCAGCATCGTCGCCACCGGTGTGTACAGTTCGGCGAACTCCGTGCCGTAATTCATCTCTACGAACGGTCGGAAAAGCCGCGTCGTAAGCATCTCGCAGATTTCCCGGCGTACAAATTGAACCAAGTCGTCTACGACGTCCTGCGAGGCTCCAGTGTCTGCTTTTGATCCGTGCCGTGCCTCGAGCATGGCGCGTCCTGAGAGAAGGAAAGTCATGACCATCTCCCGATCGCACCGGTCGAAGAAGTCCTCAAAGTACTGCCCATTCGAGTCCGGACGATGCACCTCGACTTTCGTTCCGCCTGGGAACGTGGCCGTTCCTCCATTGGAAAGTTGTTGGAGGATGGACTGTATCGCAGTCTGAATGTGAACCGTCTTACCCGTAATCGGATCTTGCACGTTGACTTGGTTGATGTCTTCCGGCGCTATTGCTGTGATCATCCCGCCGCCAAATTGCACCGCCGTCTTCACCGATTCCGGTTTGACGATCTGCTTCCGATACCATGGATCATAAGCTCGTCGAAACCAGGATTCGCCTCGAGGATCTCCGTCCTTGCCGCCCATGGTCAAGACTAGGAGTTTGCTCGGAGCAATCGCATTTGGAGTTTCATCGAGTCCGTAAACAATCCCGTTTCGCAACGCGATCGACACGCCCGGTACCACCGCGATAACGCCTCGAAACCCGTTGTATTCATCCAAGACGAAGGCATAGTTTCGCCGAGGTTTTGGCCGGATTGACTTGGGAACCAACTTCCCCTTGAGGACGCCTTCGGTGACAACCTCCGCATCGACTTCGGCTAGCCGGTGACCCTTGTGGAATGCGTCGAGCATGTCCCAAAGGATCTTTCGTATCGGCCGGTCGGTGATCGCCAATCGATCCACAAACGCTTGGCAGAAGTCCGCCGCCACCTTGGCTTTTGCGAATTCTGCGTGTTTAGATGCCGGAGCGTGGGGACGAGGTTCCTCAATGGCGGGCGTCACATGAAGGTCGACGCTTAGGGTGATCACTTTGAGATAGGCCTCCGCGCCACCGAGGATTGCATCATTTGCCATCCGCTCATAGATATCTGGCCCATAATCCCTTTCCGCATCGTCGATCGATTGAGGCAAAGCCCGATCGGTCTGGAGAAACCCATATTCGACCGAAGACCCGATGTACGAACCAACAATATCGGTCCCCAAAGGAATCAAATCGCGTTCCGGCGGCACTCCAGTTGTTTGTGACTTGGAATTTGTTTTCATGGTTTTTGGGATGACACGAGGTGCCGGGTCGAGGGGAGAGGGGACGAATTTGGCTTGCGGGCCAAGAGGAGCATGAAGTGGGATGGACAGGGTGCGTCAGGAATGGAATCTGGGATCGGATCTGGATCGCGGGCCGGTTTGCTATTTCTTAGTCAACAAGCATCCTTCGGAAAACATGAGCCCCGTAACCGCTTTCTCGCCTCCCAAGCCAATCCCTAAACGGTTGACCGGCGAGGCTTAGCTCGCCCGATAACCCATCGCCTCCGATTTTGGAGGCATGTACGTAGGCAATCCGGGTGGGTTGCCCGAGGTGAGTTCGTTGAAGGCGTCGGCGGCCGCATCGACCGAGTCGTCATGTCGGCCATTGGGGAATTGGCGCAGTTCTTCGATGAAAGCCGAGTTCCAAGGAGAACCGAAGACCATCACGTTCCCCGCATTGACTTGAGCGGCAAACGGATCGGCGCGAACCTGCTTGTCTCCTGATACCGGGATCGCCTTGACCGAGAAGCCTGCCAGGAGCCGAGTCAGGGCTTGAGCTTGTTCCTTTCCAGCCTGGCCTGGATCTTGTGGCAGTCTGATTGACACGCTTGGTCCGTCCAGAACTGCCGATTGTCGCATCCGTTCGTTCCTCTCGTCCGGGCTCCACTGTCCGCGAACGATGTCTAGAATCCAGAATCGTCCAGGATAATCGATTCCCATCAGCACGCCGGACGTGTAGTCTCCGTTGCCGGTTGAGGATGCCAAATCCCAAGCCCGACACCAACGCAGGATCTTAGGAATGTCGCCTCGCACGTTTTCGATCAACCTACCGACCTTGAAGAACGAACCTTCGCGCGGAGTTGGATCGCATTGGTAAAGGGCTTGGAATGAACGCTCGCCGAGGGCCTTTTGCTCCAGCAACCAATCGATGGTCCGCCGTTCGGAGCATAGAGCTTCCCCGATTCCACGCCCAAGCGGATCGTCAGGCGCCTCACAAATCGCTGGCAGTTTGACCACCGTCCATCGCTTCGCTTCTGGGGAGTTCAGAATGCGCCCTCGTAGGTCGTCCTCGTGCCAAGGAGTAAGCACCAGCAGCTTTTGACCATCTTGTTGGATACGCGTGCTGAGTTCGTCGACGTACCACTCCCAGACTTTCTCTCGGGAGGTCTCGCTCTCTGCATCCTCACGCCCCTTGATTGGGTCGTCGATGATCGCCAACTCAGCCGGATTACCCGTGAGTCCCCCGCCGATGCCAACCGCCAAGAGCCCACCGCCCGAAGGCAGCTCCCATTCGCTTGCCGCATGCCGATCGCTCGCAAACTTGAAGCATCCCCGAGCCACCGCTATCCGGCGGATCTTACGGGCTAACTTGTCGACGTACGATTGATTGTAAGCAGAGACGACAACGCGAAGTCTCGGATCGTTTTCAAGACGATAAACCGGGTACCGAACAGTGACAAGCTCAGATTTGCCGTGTTGCGGAGGACAAAGAACCATCAAGTTCCGAATCTCTCCCCGAGCATGCTCTTCGAGCCGTTCGCGGATATAGACCAGGTGGGGCCAGTTCCACTTCCATGTCGGGCTTACTTCTTGAAGCCAGTCGGATAAAGTTGATGGCATGAGATAATAACTGGTGGCAGGTTGCTCTCTTAGGGGTCGTTGACCGAATTCAGAATCCGTTGCCGATGCTGGGGGTGGTAGTTCTACTTTCTGGCCCCAGAAGAGCTGGAGAGCGAGAATCCAACCCGATGCTTCTAGTCGTTACTACTATCATGCGGGCTGCGTCCCAAGAGTGGGCCTGGGGCATGGAACAGGCCCGTCGCCAAGAGTGCTGGCGCGAAAGCTGCGACAAGTGCTTTTTGGCTGGGAGGGTCTCCAGTGGCCAGCACAGGGAGTAGTGCGCCGACATATCCGGTAATGAATGCCGCCCCATATTTCAGGGCAGCCGTCAAAGACGAGTTTTTCATGATTAGCTCCTGTCCCTCACAAGCATTGTGAGCATCGCCTCTAAGCGAGAAAACCCCGCTTTGACCTCTGCATTCAGGTTGTGCAATGCGTCTTCAAGGTGGGTTTGGCGTGCGTTTTGTTGATCCTCACTGCGTTCAAGCCGGGAAATCCGCTCCCCAACACTCTGTTGAGTCGAGTGCATTCGGACTTGGACAACCCCAAACGCCACCACGATCGGGGTCATAAATGCAGCAATCGCAATCCATTCAGCGGTGTTCATCATTTTCTTTGTGTTTGAGGTCAGAGTGATGGTGTGATGGGTGGGTACCGGGCAAGGGGCCTGGGGCCGGAGGATATTCGGGCATCTATCAGGTCGGCTTCTCCACACATTCAGCAGTGGGCCCGATTCGCTTCATAG